GTGACGGGGATTTTTAATTATATTTTAAGAACAAAGCTAAGAAGATATTTTTAATTATCCGAAAGAAATGTCTGGAAAATATTAAAAATCCATTCTGTGGCCATCTGAACGCATATCCCCAATAAAAATGAAATCTTGTATTCTTTATAATCCGTGAAAATATCCTATTTTTGTGGATATAAGTTTTACGATTGTTTTACAAGATATGGCTACATTCAAGGTAGTGGTTCTCCCTCACCAGAAAAGGGAGGATGGCACGTACAATGTAAAGATACGTGTCACACAAGACCGGAAATCAAAATACATACGGACGTCCCAATATGTTTCTTCTTCTGACATTTCGAGAAAGAAGGAGAAAGGTGTTGAGAAAATCAAAATCAAGAATCAGGCCGTTATTGACCTGATGGACGAGTTGGTATTGTCTTATCGGAGAAAACTGGCCAAGGCTGGGGTAAGTGCCGAGAAATGGAATATCGACCAGGTGGTAAGCTATATCCAGGAAGATGAAGTGTTCTCCCTTGACATAATTGCATATGGAAGAAAATGTGCTGACGATATGGAGCGGAAAGGTCGGGAGGGAAGTGCGCATACCTATCGGGTGGCGATGAACGCGCTGGAAAGATTTTCCGGAGGAAGCCTTGATGTTAGCATGATTACCGTATCATTCCTTAAAAACTATGAGAGGTTCCTGAGAAATGAGCCTTCCATGAGAGGGGCTAACAAGAGCCATTCACCATCATCCAAGGGGCAGACAAAAACAAATAATGCCATAAAGTTGTACATGACCGTGCTCAAGGCTGTGTTTAACCAGGCTAAATATGAGTATAATGATGATGAAGCCGGATTGATACGGATACCTCTTTCTCCTTTCAGCAGATATTCCATGCCGGAAAACATTCAGGCAGCTTCTCGTGTCCTTACCGTCGAGCAGATTCAGAAGATTATAGACCTTCCGTATTTTCGGAATGGGAGTCCTTACTACCAGCTTAACATGGCAAAAGACGTATTTCTGTTGTCGTTCACACTTATGGGTATGAATTCTGCCGACATGTACGAAGTCGTCAGCTTTGAAGATGGGGTTATATCCTACGAGCGGAAGAAAACGAAAGGGAGGAGGAAGGATAATGCTTTCATGCAGGTAAAGGTGGAGCCGGAGATTGCTTCCCTTCTTGATAGGTATAATGGAAAAGAACGTGTGTTCTCCTTCTCGGAGAAGTATGTGTCAGCCGAGGACTTCAACAAGGCAATCAATCTTGGTTTGAAAAAGGTCGGTCAGGCAATTGGTGTTCCTGATCTGAACTTCTATTATGCACGTCATTCGATGGCATCCATCTGTGCGAACAAGCTTAGAATTGATATAGCCCGTGTGGACGAAATGCTTAACCACAGTGACCCGAAAATGGCTCTTGCGAGGGTTTATATAGAAAAAGATTTTCAGCCGCTCTGGGACGCTAACAGAAGGCTTCTGGATTTGTTCGACTGGAGCTTCTATACAAAAGAAAAGCCGGAGGAGTAACCTTCGGCTCAATTTATTCCTATATTTTCCAGCACTTCATCAATGAACATCGAGCGGTAGTGCGGGCATTCCAGCACTCCTTTCCGTTTCGCTTCCCGATACACCTTTGAGAACAGCTTGGCTTTTTCCTGGACTGTTACTGGTATCTCCTCGATGGGTGTTGTCAGGAACCGACATCCCCAGCCTTTGCAGGTAGGGGAGAGTTGACAGTGGGTGGAGATAGTTCTGCAATCTGAACATATTAAGATATTAGATTTCATACTCCTTTACATTTGAGGTGTATTTTGATATGATATTGAGATATGCCTGATAAATCTCAGAGTATTCTTTTTTAATGAAAGGGAAATTGGGAAGTTTTGATAAACTTTGTGGATTCATTTCTTCTGGAGGGGTAGAATAAGTAACTTGAAAATTCTTAGGATTATTAGACTCTTGTTTTTCAATCTTTTTTACAGTTACTTTTAAGTCATGTAAAATATGTCTGATTTCATCTGGAGAACAATGTAATAATGCTTCTTTTAAAGCTTCATATAAAAATTCATAGCATGTAAATAGGTTATGGTTGCTAATGGCTATTCCATGCGAATAATAAAGCCATGCTTGTATTCTTCCTTCACTTTTTCTCCGAGATAGTTTACCTTCTTCCAGTTCTTTTTTTAGTAGAGCTTGTAAGCCTTCTATTTTTTTTATTTTTTTTGATGTTTCAATACTATTATAGATTTGTGCACCAACAATTATTGTAGCGCATGCTCCCATAAATCCTGCCATGATACCAACAAATGTATCATTGGTTATGGTAACATTTATTCTTAGCCATGTAACAATGCAGGCCATGATTGACAGAGACAATGCTATCCAAGAAACTATATTTTGCTTTTTCATTTTGCTTTATTATGAATTAGAAATTTAGTGATATTCCGGCGCCATTCCCTGTAAGGTAAACTTTTAATGATTTGGATGCTCGTAGTCTGTAATCAGAAGATATTATCTGGCAAATGATTCCCCATCCGGCAAGTACACCTCCAGCAATAAGATAATTTCTGGCGCATGTTCTCATGTCTTTGCTGATAATATTGCCATCTACATCAATGTCGTAATGAAATTTTTCGTCAAGTGTGGCATATCCGATGAAAGATGCTACCGATGCAACTGCGCAACCTGCAGCACCCAACTGCCAGTTATTTGCGAGTTTGTTGAATTTATCGTAATTGTTCAGGTAATAATTTTTATCCTTTACGACGTCTTCAATTACTTCTCCTTTATTGGCCTTCTTATAATAGTTGTTTTGCCCATATAGGTTAATTCCTGCATTCATTAAGAGTAATAGTATAAGTAACTTTTTCATAATTTATCTTCTTCTTGGTCTTTGTAATTCTATTACGTTGAATATCTGCTTCACGTCAGAAAGGTTGATGACCTTGTCTGGGTACATGGAGTTCAGTGAGTGTATCGTGATGGTGTGGTTCTCCACGTCATGGTTGATGATACGCTTCACCAGTATTCCTTCAGTATGTACAATGACGAAGTCCCATTTTCTGATGTGCAGCTTGCTGTCTGCCCATAGGTGCGGCATGATTTCCCGGCACAGTAAGCGGTCACCTTCCAGGATAGCATCCTCTGTTCCATCGTTCATACTGTCTCCTTTCACTTCAAAGGCAACGTAGTGTCCTTGTGCTTCATGGTCTACTATATATGGTATGGTAGGCAGGGTTGCCATGTATGCCGCATCTGCATATCCGCAGAGGTATCCGGCTTGTGCGTATTGGCTCACGAGTGGTACACGTAGTATGATTGGTTCGTCAATTGGGGATGCTTCATCTGATGGCTGGTTAGGTGTATTCAGCATTTCGCCTTCACCGGTGAGTAGCCAGGTCAGATTAAATTGTCCATATTTACTTATTATATCATTAGCAAGGGAAGAAGAAATCTTTTTCACTTTCCCTTTTTGCAGGTCAAAGATGCGCTGATATTTCACTCCAATATTTTCTGCAAATGTTGGAGCCTTTAAATTCAACTCTTCTAAAACTTTATTTATAATTTCTTGTCCTGTCATATAAGATATTTCTTATATTTGTATTGAAGTTCAAATATGTATTGTTATGAAAAAGGTAAATAAATTCCCATTTGCAGAGTGCGCTATAGTCATAAGTTGCATATCTATTATCCTAAGCATAATTCGATTATTGCTATTATGAGGGCTGCAAGAGAAATGAAGAATGCAGGCGTAGATAGTTTTGCCTGCTTCTTTGTTAAATTAATTTCTTCTTTTAACATGGTATATTCCATTTCCTTTTTCTCTTTTTCTTCTTTATTTGTTTTATATAGCATGTCAAAGTAGTTTATTTCAAGATATTTATTTGTGTTTGTAGGGTGGATATTTAATCTTCCATCCCAGTTTAGTGCAGGCTTTACAGCTTCAGAATCAATAAGGCAATGTTTTATTTTGCTGGATTGATTACTATCGCCATTACATAGTGATAGTATGTCTTTTTCCATTATTAATTGCTTTTGTTTTACAATCTCTAATACCTTATTTAATATCTCTACATCCTTTTCTGAAGAAGGTATTATCAATCCATTTGTCCCTTTTAATTCCATAAGTGATAACTTTTGTTAAATGTAAGATATTTCTTATATATTATTCTTTCATATATAAGATATTTCTTATATTTGCAACATCAAACAATAAACAATAAACAATAAACAATAAACAAAGGAAACGAAAAAACGGGAAACCGCCAAATAAAAGTGATAACTAAAAAGAGGTAACGCCATGAGAATGTATGATTTGAAACAGATAATGAAGGATGCTTGGAGAACATATAAATATGTTGCTAAGAAGAAAGGAAAGACTTTCGGTGAAGTTCTGAAATCAACATGGAAAATGGCAAAGCTCCAGGTGTCAATGAAGAAAGCTATGGATTCAAAAAGCCAGCCTTTGTCAGGATTGAAGTCAGCCTGCAAGGCGGTCAGCTACGACTGGTCAGGTGTAACGGAAGCGGTCGTTTATCCGGACAACCACAGAGGTTACCTTGGTTCGAAATATTGCGGAGACTAATCAGGATAACGCAATCCCTATCCGGCCATAGAGCCTACCCTTTGATGCGGAGGTAGGGAACATGAAGGAGTGACTGCCCTAAGCAGTCCGTTCCAGAAAGCGATACTGGCGCATACCCTCATTACCAGCATAGAGGACGCGAGGATTCAAGGGTCGAAGCAAGCAGCCGCAAGGTCGATGCAAGCAGCCTGGCTAAATAATGGCAAATGTCCCGAACGGTCATGCAGTGAAGAATAGTAGCTGATAACTCCGGTGGAAAGAGCAGAGAGAGCTTATCGGGGCACGAATCAAATAATAATCACATGAAAATACTACTTGCTTTATGTGCATTGTCCGTATTGGTGATGCACTTCAATCAGGATTTGAATCCGGTCTACTGGATTGGATTTTCAGGGTTTGTAATAACTGGCTTCTGGGCCGCTTATAAAATGGACAAGGATGGAAGAGCTTCAAAAGGTAATAAAGAGCATCTGCGATGATTTTGCAGACATCAACGCCATTCTGGCGGCACGCTCAAGGGAACTGGACAGACGGGAGCTGTTTGATAAGGAGATAGATACGGAAATCAATAATTTAAAACAGAATAGACATGAAAACAAATGAAGAATTGAAGGCTATGACGCATGATGAACTTGTGGAATACGCAGAAAAGTTACAAAAAGACTTGAAGTCATCAAGAGATTCAACTCTCTTTTATAGTGAAGAGAAAAACAAAATAGAAAAGAAGTTTGACAACTTCAAGAACTTGGTCAAATCGTTAGTTGTCTTAGTCGATTAGTTTTTATGGGTTATAGAAAATGGGTAGATGCCGGGCTGTGAAGTTCGGCATTTCTTTTAAGGAGCAAGGAAACATGGCGGGCGTTGCTATGACTAATTGAAGTCATAGATGTTCGGGTTCGAATCCCGATTGCTCCACAAACATTAAAAAGTAAGCGATATGGTAAAAGTAACAGAAAACTGGGCATCGACCTTGCGAGGAATGAAGGTCGGTGAGACTGTGATATTCCCCATTTCTTCTATTTCGTCAGTGAATACAACCATTTCCAGACTTCGGTTGGAAATGTGCGTGGAAGGGGCAGACTGGAAGCGGGTAGGAGGGATAGACCGGAAGCATGGAGAATTCAAGGTAAAACGTGTGTCATGAATGATTTATCTGAACGTGAGCACCTGGTTGCAGAGCAGTATTGCAAGGGGCTTGCGGATAAGGAGGTGGCCGACAGTCTTGGCCGCTCTACATGGACAATCAAGGCACAGAAGCGCGACATATACCGGAAGCTGGGTATCAGCAAGGATACGGAGCTGGTTCTGTATATGTTCTGCGAAAAGCTGAAAATCAACTTCGACCTGAAGGAGATTCGTAAACATGGGCTGGAAATGTTTTTCTCATTCCTTTTTATCCTCATGGCGGTAACAGATTACCATGTGGACATGAGAAGATGCCGGATGCAGACAAGAGCAAGAGTAACCAGAGTAGTAAGGAGGAGAGCAGATGGAGATTGACGCATGGCAGTTGAAGACGATTATCCGTGAGACCGCAAAGGAAGCGGTGGAGGAATACATCAGACGCAGCAACCCGACTTCTGACGAGATAACCTATTCCAAAGCGTGCCGCAGGTACGGTGAAGGATGGTTGGACCATCAGATAGCCATTGGTGCTGCAAAATGGATACGGAAGGGAGTGTATCAGAATTCCCCGAAAATATTTTCCATAAAGCAGTTGGACGATTTGAAGTATGGCCCTTCAAGTCAGCTTAGAGCTGCAATGGGATGAAAGCACGTCCGGAGAGGTCTGGCCGCCTTTCAGGACAAAAGATATATCAGTTTATTAACCACTTAAATTTTTTGATTATGGGACTTATTAAGAAACCAAATGAATTGCAGGTAAAGAAAACCTTGTCAGCACTTATTTACGGACAGCCAGGTATGGGAAAGACCACACTGGCCTTGTCGGCACCGCATCCGCTTCTTCTGGACTTTGACGGTGGCGTACACCGTGTGAACGCTGCCCACCGTGTGGATACGGTACAGATAACGAAATGGGAAGAAGTGGATGAAGTGATGCAGTCTCCTGAGATTGCCGACTATGCTACGTTCGTGATTGATACCGCCGGAAAGATGCTTTCCTTCATGGACAAGTATATCATGCAGAACAATCCGAAGATGCGCAAGGCGGATGGTACTCTTTCCCTGCAGGGCTATGGAGTAAGAAAGAACATGTTCATCAACTTTGTAAATCAGGTATCCCTTATGGGCAAATCGGTGATATTCGTTGCGCATGAACGTGAGGAAAAGAACGGTGAGGAAAAGCAGATACGTCCGGAAATCGGTGGTTCATCTGCCGGTGACCTGATTAAGGAGCTGGATTTGGTCGGTTACATGGAAGCTATCGGAAAGAAGCGTACCATTTCCTTCAATCCTTGCGAGAAGTTTTACGGAAAGAACACCTGCAATCTTCCTGAACGCATGGAGATTCCAATCATTATCAATGACAAGGGTGATGTGACCGGAGAGAACAATTTCATGACGAATATCATCAATACCTATTCGAAATATCAGGAAAAACAGACAGAGCTTTCTTCCGAATACGAAGACCTGATGGAAGTAATCAAGGCGCAGGTGGAACTTGTGAATGACGTGGAGTCGGCCAACAGCGTGGCAAAATCACTTGCAGGTATGCAGCACATTTTTGACAGCAAGCTGCAGGCTGGACAGCTTCTTAACAAACGATGCAAGGAACTGGGTTTGAAGTTTGACAAAATCAAGAAGGAATATGCAGCAGCCTAAGTACAGAATGTATCCGTCACTCTTGGATAAGTTCGAAGCTTATCTGAGGGCGGATGAAGAGGTGGATAGCTTCTTCAACATAGACAATGAAACCGGAGAGTACAAACGCTCTCCGGAAGAAGTTGAAGCGGAACTGAAACAGTCCCTGATTGACGCGATCAACCGTGTACCATTTGCCAGCGAAGCAGCCGACAAGGGTACGGCCTTCAATGCGCTTGTGGACATGGCGGTTCATAATGAGCCGCACGTTCCCAGTGAGCGTGCTCCGTATTCCATTATCGGAGACAGGGAAACGAATACCGTTCAGGTTACTTTCCCGGCTACGGAGTTGGCACCCATGCGGAACTTCCTCTTTGACCGCGCCTGGGTTATTGAGCAGGCCAAGTATTTCGATGGGGCGGTAAGCCAGCTGTATGTCTCTGCAATCTTACCCACCCGGTACGGTGATGTGGAGCTTTACGGATTTATCGACGAGCTCAAGCGTGATGTGGTATATGACATCAAGACGACAAGCTCGTACAGTTTCGGAAAGTATGAGCACGGCTGGCAGCGGCATGTGTATCCTTACTGCCTGATAGCTTCAGGAGAGATGGAGAGCGTAAGCGCATTTGAGTATACGGCCTTTGCATTGAAAGGAGGTACCAGCCGCACTCCGCTCATTTCTGGGACACGTTATCCGGAATACTATACCTACAATCATAAGCAGAGCGTAAAGTTGCTCACAGCCCATGTAGAGCGTTTCATTGAGTTTCTGGAAGCAAATAAGGATTTGATAACCGATAAAAAGATTTTTGGGCAATGAGTCAGACAGCTATTCTGGTGAAGGAAAAGGGAGTGGTGAGGATTGACAAGCCTTTCGACTTCATGTGCAGCCAGCTTCGGAACGGACGTTACAAAGTCGTCATCGAGCGCTATACGGAGCCACGGACTATCAGTCAGAATGCCTTGATGTGGCTTTGGTTTACGTGCATCGAGCAGGAGACCGGAACGGACAAGCAGGACGTACATGACTACTACTGCAGCCTTTTCCTTCGCCGGACGGCTGTAATAAACGGAAAGGAGACGGTTGTTGCCGGAAGCACGTCACGTCTGAACACTTTGCAGATGACGGACTTTCTTAATAAAGTGAAGGCGGATGCGGCGGCTGAGCTGGGAATATCGCTTCCTCTTCCTGATGACTTGTACTATCAGGAGTTTATTAACGAATATAAATACAGGAGATAAGGACATGGATATAACAAAAGCAAAAGTGACGAAGGATAATACCCTTGTTGCAACCTATATGGATGAAACGGGTACGGTGACGGTAGAGGGAAAGAACCTCGTGACCAATGACCTGATAAACGCTTTCAAGGCTCTGGTTCCCCACATGGCTTTCCTCTGTGAACAGAAGGAAGCGGACGGTAAGGAGTTTCTGGAAGATATGCCGGAGAACATTGACAGCATCCTTGAAGTAACCGGATATACGGTAGGAGGTGACGGTGACAGCAGGGGAGTCACACTGACCGGAAAGCGGTTCCTGAAAAGCAACAAGGTGCTGAACCTGAACGCACCGTTCACCAAGTTTACAGACGAAAATGAGGACTATGCGTTTCAGTTTGAGCTGGAGCAGGCCATAGAATCATGCAGCTATGAAGTGAACGAGTATATCTTCAACAAAAAATGGAAGGTGGTACAGCAGGAACTTCCGTTCGAAGAGCAGGCTGCGGCAGATGTTCAGGCTGATGTGATACCGGAAGCACAGACGGCAGCTCCGTCCAGTCCGGACATTGAAGCCTTTCAGAAGATAATTGATAACTCGAAAGTGACGATAGAGGTGAACGGGAAGAAAATCAAGCCCAGAAGTTCCGGCCGTCACAAGACCACACAGTTAGCATCATAATACTATGTTGTACCCATTTTGTGTAACGCAAACCCCGAATTGCTATAAGATAGCATTTCCCTATCATCCCACACTTAAAGACCTGGTACACCGTATCCCTAGTGTGGCCAGGAACCCGAAAGCAGCCTACATACCTGATGAACGTGCATGGAAGGTTTCGCTTGAAGATAAATGGTATGTGGATAAGATGGGAGAGTGGGCAGTATCGGCAAGGATATGCAGCCGCGTACAGCGTTCGGTATCTTCCAGGGCTGTAACGGATTACACCATTCCTGATTTGCCGAAGCTGACCGTTCCCCACGGGCTTCTTCTGGAGCCTTACGAATACCAGAAGGAAGGTATCGCCTATGCCTTGCAGCATAAGCGGTGTATCTTCGGGGACCAGCCGGGACTGGGAAAGACGTTGCAGGCAATAGGCACGGTTACGATAGCAAAGGCGTATCCGTGCCTTGTTGTTTGTCCGGCCGCCCTGAAGATAAACTGGCAGCGTGAGTTCAAGAAGTTTGCCGGAAAGCAGGCGATCATCCTTGATGACAAGAACAAGTCAAGCTGGCAACGCTTCTACGAACAGAAGAAGGCGGACGGTACAGCCTTGTGCGACATCTTTATAACCAACTACGAGAGCCTGAAAAAGTTCTTCGTGCAGGGAATAAAGGATGATGCACGCTTTACCATGCGTTCCATCACGTTCGACCCGCGTATCTCACTTTTCAAGTCGGTAGTGATAGATGAGAGCCACAAGTGCAAGTCCAGCAAGACACAGCAGAGCAAGTTCCTGGAAGGAATATGCAAGGGTAAGGAGTACGTGCTGGAGCTTACGGGGACTCCGGTAGTGAACAACAATACCGACCTTATCCAGCAGTTGAAGATAATGGGACGTCTGGAGGACTTCGGAGGATATAAAAACTTCTGTGAAAAGTTTTGTGCCGGGCCTAAGCAGAGTTCCAATGTGAAGGAGTTGAACTGGAGACTGTCAACCACCTGCTTTTTCCGAAGGGAGAAGGCCAAGGTACTCACGCAGCTTCCGGACAAGTCACGGCAGTATATCGAAGTGGATATCACCAACCGTAAGGAGTACGACAAGGCGGAAGCTGATTTGATTCAGTATCTGCGTACATACAAGAATGCGGATGATGAAAAGATACAGAAGGCTCTTAGAGGTGAGGTAATGGTGAAGATGGGCATCCTGAAATCCATATCCGCAAGGGGCAAGATTAAAGTGTTCTCCGAGTTTATCCATGACGTGATAGACGGTGGAGAAAAACTGATTGTCTTTGCCTACCTCAAGGAGGTTGTGATGGAGCTGAAAAACCATTTCCCTGATGCGGTGACCGTGACGGGTGATGATAATGCAGTTCAGAAACAGAATGCTGTAGACCGTTTTCAGAATGACCCGAAATGCAGGCTGATAATCCTTAACTACAAGTCGGGAGGTACGGGATTGACGCTTACCGCTTCCAGCCGTGTGGCGTTTATCGAGTTTCCCTGGACGTTCTCAGACTGCGAGCAGGCAGAGGACAGGGCGCACCGTAACGGCCAGAAGAATAACGTGAACTGTTACTACTATTTAGGGAAAGATACTATTGACCGCTATATGTACGATGTTATCCAGACCAAAAAGAACATTGCCAACGGTGTGACCGGAACGGATGATGTGGTGAAGGAAAGCGTGGTGGATATGGCGCTTAACTTATTCAATCAACGGTTATGAGAAAAAAGACTACACCGCCATCAGAAAGCCAGATTCAACATAGTTGTCTGACTTGGTTCAGACATCAATACCCGAATCTGGCTTTGCTCCTGTTCGCAGTACCTAACGGTGGCCGGAGGGATGCGAAGACCGGGGCAATGATGAAATACGAGGGAGTGCTGAGGGGAATATCGGACTTGATACTTCTTATCCCCAAAAAGGGATATGCGTCCCTATGTATCGAAATGAAGACACCGAAAGGGGAACAGAGTGAAGAACAGATAAAATGGCAGAGAGAAGCGGAAAAGTACCGTAATAGATACGTTGTCTGCCATTCCATCGAAGAGTTCATGAAAGAAGTAAACGACTACCTGTTATGACCTACATTGACTACATTAATCAGTTTTGGCAAATTCGACGGTATAAACCGATGACAGCGCATGAGGCAGACTTCTATTTCTTTTTGTTGAAGGAATGCAACATCCGGAATTGGCTTTGCCCATTCGAATTACCAACACGTCTAATCCAAGCCGAATTAGGTTACAGCAATAAGACTGTAATTGATTTGCGCAACCGATTGAAGCAAAAAGGGCTGATTGATTTCATTGAAGGGAACAGAAGAGAAAAGGCTGCTTCTTATATTCTTTTAGTTACCTCAGGTAACCAAATTGTAAACCAAACTGGTAACCAAAGTAGTAACCAAAACGGTAACCAAACTGGTAACCCTATTATAAAGACTAAGAATAAGACTAAGAATAATAATAACTCTGGCGAGTTATTTCCGCCCGAAGAAAAACCGAAAAAGAAAAAAACGGCAAAGGCAGAATTTATCCCTCCCACATTGGGCCAGGTAAAAGCCTACTTTGAAGAAAAGCTTCCGGACTGGGAAAGGCAGGCGGAAATATTCTTCTATCACTTCGACAGCCTTGGATGGCGTAACGCTAACGGAGCAAAGATTGAGCGTTGGGACAGCAAGGCAAATCTTTGGATAATGGACGAACAAGCAAAACAATATCAGCATGGAAAACAATCTGAAAACAGTTGCGGAGGTAATAAACCAAGCGACAATGGTACAACAGCCGGAAAGCTTAAAGCGGTTGAACTCTGATTCAAGGCAGGCGGAATCATTCTGGAAGCAGAAGCTGGTAGAGTGCATGACCAGTGTATCACCAGGATTCGTGATAGATGCCAGAAACCGCAGGGAGTTGGATGCACTGTACCGCTGGGTATGGGAAAGAGCCGGCCGTATCATGGGAGGAAGTCTTGACCCGTGTAAGGGCATTATGCTTTGTGGCCCGATAGGAACAGGAAAGTCCACGCTCATGAAAGGGCTGCAGAAGTACGAAAGTCTGGTAAACAGATATGCGTTTGCTTTCGGACGGAAGGATTTAGGCTTTGCGTTCGTTTCAGCGGCTGAAATCTCATTACGCTATGCGGAACAAGGAATTGACGGAATAATTCGCTACACGCAGCGAGAATGCGCCACAGGGCTATGTATTGACGAACTTGGGCGTGAGCCTTCGGATGCAAAGCACTTTGGGACGGGACTGAACGTAATACAGACCGTTTTACAGCTTCGCTATGAGTTTCGTCATGAGTATTGCACTTATGCGACAACCAATCTGGAACTGGATGATATACCGTCACGATACGGAATCTACATTGCAGACCGCTGTAAGGAAATGTTTAACATCGTTCATGTAGGCGGTGAAACTCGACGACAATAATAACCAAAAACCACATCAATATGACAACTTTTGAAACAACAATCCAGGCGTATCTGGAGAATCGTGCAAAGACTGATTCTCTCTTTGCCGAGACTTACAAGAAAGCAAACAAGAGTATCGAGGAATGTATCAAGTATATCTACTCGAAAGCCAGGAAGCTGGCAAAGGGAGGAAACGCAGTCGGTGTAGATGATGCAACCGTATACGGATGGGCAGTCCATTACTACGACGAGGATGACATCAAGGTGGACAAGGTGCAGGAACGTGTGGAAGTCGTGGCTCCGGCTTCTGAACCTGCAAAAGCAGAGCAATCAAAACCACAATTAAAGCCGCAATCGAAACGCAAGAGAGGTGATGATAACAGTCTGCAACTTTCATTATTCGGAGAACTATGAGACCAAAAAATAAACTTGAAAAGATAGTATTGGATATGGCTGAAAAATTGCCAATTATTTCAGATACAAAAAAGAAATGGGCATTCGGGTTATTCCCGATAAATGGGTTTTATCAGAACAATGGAGAAGTTTGGTGTCAGTATTGTGGGTTTCTGGATAAAGTATCAAAATCGGAACTGGCTGTAAGTTTAGAAAATGATTACCATATTTGTCCGAATTGTGGAAGATGTCTGCAAATGATAAAAGTACATCCTGGCGAGCATTACAATAAAGAAAAGTATGTATCATTTATACAGACTTTTAAAGGGTGGAATGTTATAAGAACATTCAAAGCTGAAAGGATAAATAATGAAAAGGGAGAGAGAACAAAATATCTGATAAACGAGGTTTATCAGAACTGGATAGATGATGATGGGAAAGAAATTATTGTAACTCGCCCATATTCCAGATCTCCATTCCATTTGTCATGGAAAATATGGGAGCCAATGGCAATTGGACATCATAACTATAATGCAAGTGGAAGTTATGAGATGGAAGATATGTTTGATACTGAAGGAAACTACTTTTATTCACGTGCGATGGTAACAGACGTATTGAAACGGAATGGATGGAGAAATGATTTTATCAAACGGGGAATTTCAGTTACGAAATCAATGATACAGCTGCTTACCAATCCTACAGCAGAGACCATTGTAAAGCAAGGTCAGATAGATGTGTTCAAATATATGCTAAAAAGAGGTGACAGACAGTTGCCATATATGTATGCCTTAAACATCTGTCATCGAAATGGATACATTATAAATGATGCATCAATGTGGTTCGATTATATGGATTTATTAAGCGAGTTTCATCTTGATACTCATAATGCACGTTATGTGTGCCCTACAGACTTGAAACATGAACATGATCGTCTGATGGTTAAAAAGCAAAAGATAGAGGAGCAAAAGACATTGGAACAAAAGGAGAATGAAAATAGAAAATACAGGAGAGAAAAGCAGGCTTTTCTTGGATTATGCTTTGAGGGTGATGGCATTATTGTAAGTGTACTCCAAAGCGTGAAGGATTTCTATGAGGAAGGGGAAGCTATGCACCACTGTGTTTACTCAAACGGATATTACAAGAAGAAAAACAGCCTTATACTTTCTGCTAAGAAAGATGGAAAACGTATTGAAACTATAGAGGTAAATCTTAAAACATTTAAGATTATTCAGTCACGGGCAGTATGCAATCAAACGAGTGAATACCATAACAGTATAATCGAACTAGTAAACCGTAATATGGGACTGATAAGGAGGGCTGCATCATGAAGATTTGTATCGAGTGTGGCCGGAACCTTCCGGAAAGTAAGTTCCGTGCCTATGAAACGAAATCCGGCACCCATTACACCAGCAGGTGCCGGTTATGTGAGAGCAGACACACGTCTGAAAGAAGAAAGCAGGACAGGCTTCATGGTCGGCTGGCCAGATACACTAACGAGCAGCTGGTGGCCGAACTACGGAAACGTGGAGCCTACATAATGTATGGGAAAGACTTTGATTGTGTAACGACGATTTGATATGGGAAAGCAGGAATGCGTGAGCGATTTTTATCAGTATGCTAAGGATTTGGCCAAAGCTGAAAGGGAACTGAAGATTGAGCAATGGGTTGAAGTAACTATTTACTACGGATATGCAGAAAAACAAGTAAGCTTATATCACTACAATCTTCCCCGTGAGATGTATTTCCGGTACCAATGGGTAATCAGATGGAGGATGGCGAAATTACAGTGCCAATACCCCAAACAGATTGTATCTACAAGCCTGTACTTCTATGACAAGCGTTCTGGAGAATCTATGGAGGTTAACGGCTGTCTTAGTAAACTTATATCCGCAAAAGCCCAGATAACAAAAGCAGAACGCAAGATGAATGAGTACATCGAGCACAACCGTCAGAACAACATGTTCTTTGACGAGAATACGGACGAGGAGCTGGTTAAGTTCCGGGAGAAACTGGAGCGCAAGAAATTCGAATGTGCAGAGTGTGAGAAACGATTAGAATTATTAGTTGAAAGAAGGAAAAATAATCAATGAAAACGAAATTGTATTACCTGTTCCTGGCAGTCATGTGGTGGCTGCTGGGATAAGTAGAAAGGAGAAGTGAATATGAACAGAGAAATAAAATTCAGAGGAAAATCGAAAAAGACTAGAAAATGGCTTTATGGTTATTTAGGTGAATCTAAATTCAGCATTCTTGATTATGTCTATACAGACAAAGTTATTTTTGATAATGTTCTGTCATTTAATACTGATAATAGTGCCTATGTAGTCAAAGATTTGTCCGTAGAAGAAGATACCATCTGTCAATTTACCGGATTGTATGATAAAAATGGAACAGATATTTATGAGGGTGATATAGTTCTTCAGCAAGGATACCATGGGAATAAACAGCCTATGGTTGTAAAGTTTGAGTGTGGAGCATTCATCGTAGGTTATCACAAAGGAAGTTCGACCAAGACTACCCCTATGTTGCTCAATAGTAAGTGTGAGGTAATTGGAAACTTATTCGATAACCCAGAATTATTAGAGGATAAGAAATGAAAGCAATATCCATCAAACAGCCGTGGGCGAGCTTAATCGCTCACGGTATCAAAGACATCGAGAACCGGACTTGGAAGTGTCCTCAGAAGTACATTGGACAAAGAGTGCTAATACATGCTTCATCAAGTAAACCTGTATTTAGATACAGCTTTTTGCAATATGATATAATCAGAAAATCATCACAATCTTTGATTTTTAACTGTACATATGATGGATTCCCCAAAGGTGCTGTCATCGGCAGCGTGGTTATAGCCGACTGCGTACAGAACCATCCTTCAGTCTGGGCTGAGAAAGGCTGCTGGAACTGGGTGCTGAAAGATGCGGTACTGTTTGATAAGCCGATTATGAATGTGAAAGGAAAACTTAGTTTTTGGGAGTATAATATAGAAGAAACAAAATGAACCTAAACGAATTAAGAGATAAAGCCTACCAGTGCGCAGTGAAGCACGGATGGCACGAAGAAGAATACAGCAACGAACATTTCCTTTGCCTGGTCATATCCGAATTAATGGAAGCTGTGGAAGCTGACCGGAAAGGGAAACATGCCAACCGGGTCAATTTTGAATATTACATGAAACAGAGAAAACGTGATGATGAGGAATTTATGTACGCTTTCAAACACGGAATCAAAGACAGCGTGGAGGATGAACTTGCCGATGCTTGTATCCGTGTGTTGGATTTGGCCGGATTGAGAGGATATGATTTGGATAGTCTCGACTACGAAGGAAGCGATACGGAAGACTATTCCGATATGACCTTCACGGAGTCCATGTTTAGAATCTGTGTTTATGTCACCGACAACTTCTACCGGGATGAACTATATATCCTCCTAAATGAGATATTCGCTTTCTGTCGGGACAGAAATATCGACATCTTCTGGCACATCAAGCAGAAAATGAAATACAATGAACTTCGTCCGTACAAGCACGGAGATAAAAACTACTGACCATGAAACACGCATTCTACGCCTTAATCATCATACAAGCCCTGTACGAGCTTGTGAAATGTCAAGTGTGGGATGACGAAGAATGCGACGATTATGAGTGCGATAAGGAAGCTGTAGAGGAATGGGCTTATCTGGATGATATTATTGGAAATATGGAGGACTGACTATGAGCAAGAAAGAAGAACAAGCATACGAATACTCAGAGAGAGTAAGTCGTGGCAATCCGATGACTAAGGATTTGGCAGAATGTTCCTTCACGGTTGGCTGGGATGCCTGTATGAAGCATCTGGCTTTACTACCGTTGGATGAAGCCGTAAACGAGATTGTAAACCATATTGAAACCAACCGTTCGGAAATTCCGAACAGTTCAAATGAAGTTGAAGTATGAAAGCTATATCCATCAAACAGCCGTGGGCAAGCCTTATCTAAAATCTTACTGACAACCCTTGTCAGTGCTTTGTGAATACCCGGTAACTGCTTTGTGGCGGTTATCGGGTAAATTTGTTTCTGTAACGCAAATACCGAGATATATGGAAGTGATTTACAGAAGTACAGAAACATTGAAGAAGCTGGAGGACAATCCGAGAACCATATCGGAAGGGCAGCTCCAGAAGTTGAAGGAATCCATACAGAACAATCCGGACTATTTTGAAGCACGTCCGATTATTTTGTCAGACCGAACGGGACATCTTGTCATTATTGCAGGAAACCAGCGCTATGATGCGTGCGTGCAGCTTGGAATCAAGGAGGTTCCTACGGTGCTTATCCCGAACCTGACAGAAGAGCGTGGGCGCGAAATCATTATCCGTGACAATGTGAGCAACGGGGAATGGGATATGTCCCGTCTGTTTGAATGGGACTGCCGGAAACTTATGGAATGGGGTATAGAAGGCATCAGCTTCCCTGATTTGGACGATTTTCCCGGAGGTATGGAAGATACTCACAACGTGCTGCGGAATGAAAATTACGAAGCGGGAGCGCATATCAAGTACCTGGCATTTGAAGGGTACAAGATACCGATAACCGATGTGGAACTTGAAGGGCTGAAACAGCGTGCTGCCGAGTATCTTGAGGAGAACGGAGTGATGATTGGTTTCGTAAATAATCTGCTGGGCTTATGATGGAATACATTGACATAGAATCACTGAATCCGGCAGAGTACAACCCAAGGCTGCTTACTCCGGAAGCGCAGGAAAACCTGAAGAAGTCGATAACGGAGCTTGGCATCATCAAGCCGATAATTATCCGCAGGTCTGACAAACGAATCATGGCAGGCCACCAGCGCACAAAGACCATGAAGCTGCTTGGATATACTCATGTTCCGGCTTTCGTGCTGGATGGCGTGAACTCAACGGATGAGGTACGCTTCAACCAGCTTCACAACTATGCCGAATGCGAGGTGTCGGAGGTACAGCCGGACATACGTGTTTCTGTTCCTGAAGGAACGGAAGGTTTCTTTATGGTACCGAACAAGGATATAGCCGTCATTACCAAGGGTGAAAACAACTCACGTGTAGTGGACCTAACGAAGATGATTCTTCGCTATGGCCAGTTTGCGAATGCCGTATGCAACCATGAAGGAAAGGTCATCATATCCACCGTATACGCCAAGGCGGTGAAGCTTATGGGTATGGACCTGCTTGTCTATGTACTTCCGGAAGGAAAGGAGGAGCTGGCCCTGTCTTATTTTTCGAAGGAATACGGTGTCTTTGAATACTCCCATCTGGAACGGAAGACTTACATACAGTCTTTTGCACAGAAGGCACGTCTCAGGGAGAAAAACGGTGTTCCGAGCAGCAGGAGCCATTCCACGCTGTACGAGCGTCTGGTGCTTCCGTTCATCACGAAGGACATGCATGTGCTTGACTTCGGAGCCGGACAGAAGGACTATGCTACTAGGCTGAAGAAGGATGGATACCTTATTGACGCGATAGAGTTCTTTCACCGGAAGGACGGGGCTGACGTGATAGACGAGAAGGAGATACGTCAGGACTGTGCGGACGTGTGCAGGACATTGTCGGAGTATGGCCTGTATGATGTCGTGGTATGTGACAGCGTCCTGAACTCCGTAAATTCCCTTGACGATGAAAGGAACGTCCTTCTTTCCCTTTCTGCACTGTGCAAGCCGGGAGGTATGATTTTCTGGTCAGGTATCCCGCTATTGTTCGCACAGAAGGCTTCCGAGAGAAAGGAGACTCACGACTACCGTTCGAAAGCACTGTTTCTGGATGCGGATAACTTCACGGCAAACTTCCGCTTTGGAGAATGGTATTTCCAGCATTATCATTCCACGGCAGACGTATGCCGTCTCACGGAAGAACTTATCGGTTCTGATTTCAGGATATATGAGAAGGGTATCGAGGTAGACAAGTCACGGGAACTGCGCGGATCATCCTTTCAGGTATCCGTCATGAACGAAAGAAGAGCTGAGCACGATGTATATGCTGAAGCTCTTAGATACGAATTTACCCTTCCTCTTCCTAACAACAGAAGATGGGATTTGGATAAGGAAATATTACCCGTTTTTGAAAAATTGTGATTATGGCAGCACCAAAAGGAAATAAGTTCTGGATGTTAAGAAGCAAGCATGGCAGGGACAAGCTCTTTGCTACGCCTGAACTTCTGTGGGATGCGGCGTGCGAGTATTTCCAGTGGTGCGATGAGAATCCATGGACAACCAGAAAGGCCATACAGAAAACTGTACCCGTAAGAGTTACCAAGGGGAAGGAGATTGTAACAGAGAACCAGCAGCACACACAGCAGGAGGTTACTCCCACGTCACGGCCGTATTCTCTCATGGGACTGTGCGTGTATTTGGGCGCTTCTACAAACTGGTGGAACGAGTTTCGTTCTGCCTGCATAAATAAAGGGGATAAAGATTTTTTGGAGGTCATCGCGCGTGTGGAGGAAACCATCAAGACCCAGCAGTTCGAAGGGGCGTGTGTCGGTGCGTTCAATGCGAATATCATAGCCCGTACTTTGGGGCTGGCCGACAAGCAGGAGGTGGACCATACGACGCAGGGAAAGCCATTCAAGGGATTCGATTTTCTTCCCTATACTCCGGAAGCGGACAAACTGAAATGATATGGGACAGAAGGTCAATATAAAGCAGAGGTTGGCATACAATTACCTTCGTGATGACAGGACGAAGTTTCTGCTGTATGGCGGTGCCGGAGGTGGTGGAAAATCATGGCTTGGCTGTGAGTGGCTGATGCAATGTGCCTACTATCTTCCAGGCACTCGCTGGTTTGTAGGGAGAAATAACCTGAAGGACAGCCGGGAATCCGTGACCGTTACTTTCAACAAGGTAGCGAAGTTACACGGATTTACGGCATACAAGACAAACAATGAAGGGATAGCGTTTGACAACGGTAGCGAAATAGTTTATATCGACCTGACATATTATCCGGTAAAAGACCCGTTGTATGAACGCCTGGGTTCAAAGGAATATACCGGAGGATGGATAGAGGAAGCGGGTGAGGTGCATTACCTTGCCTTTGACGTGTTGAAAACACGTATCGGGCGACACATGAACGATGTCTATGGCGTACCTGGAAAGATACTTATCACCTGCAACCCTAAGAAGAACTGGCTGTACCGTGACTTCTATAAGCCGTGGAGAGAAGGAAAGCTGGAAGAACCGTATGCTTTCATTCAGGCATTGGTTCAGGATAACCCTTGGGCTACAGAGGACTATATCGAGAGCCTTCGTAATACGAAGGATAGGGTGACGAAGGAACGTCTGTATTTCGGGAACTGGGAGTATGACAATGACCCGACAGCCCTTTGTGATTACGATGCTATCTGTGACCTGTTCACGAATGAGTTTGTCAAGCCTGCCGGGGATTCTTCGGGTTCTGCTGACCTTGCCATGAAGGGGCGTGACCGTTTCATAGCCGGACACTGGAAAGGGAATGTCTGCTATATCAAGCTGGATCAGGAATACAGTACTGGGAAGTCCATCGAGACAGACCTGAAGCGTATGATGATAGAGTGTTCCATTCCACGCAGCCGGATGATAGCGGACTCTGACGGATTGGGAAGCTATCTTGAAAGCTATCTGAACGGAATCAGAGAGTTCCATGGAGGAACACGTCCCATCAATCCTGAGTATGACAACCTGAAATCGGAATGTGCCTTCAAGCTGGCGGAGATGATAAACAACCGCCTTCTCCGTATAGTATGTACGGAAGCACAGAAGGAACGAATCATTGAAGAGCTTGGGGTGTTGAAGCAGGACCACATAGATGCGGATACGAGAAAGAAGGGAATTATCAGCAAGGAAAAGATGAAGGAGATACTTGGCCGCTCTCCTGACTATCTTGACATGCTGATTATGGCGATGTTTTTCAGGATAAAACCAGTGTTAAGGCGGCCGAAAGCAAAACTTGGGAATATATGACGGTAAAGGAGTTGTTGGTAGTTGGTAATCTGTCACACGGTATTGAAGGAGAGCTTGAGAAGCTCCGTAAACCGTGGAAAGTGGGAAAGGTCAGGACACCTGATACCTTGAATGACATGAATATGGGTGAGCTTATGCAGTTGCAGTCAATCAGTACGGAGAAGGAAACGATAATGGTTCCTTGTCGTGTGCTTCTGGGAATGTCGGAGCGTGAGGTGATGAGGACTGATGCATCTGAGGTTATCGGCTTTTGCTTCTGGGTGGCCAGGGAAGTGAAGCGGATAAACAAGCTGTTTGCTTCCACGTCCGTTCCTCCTACACCGGAGGAGAAGCAGGCTGGGGCAGAAGCATTGAATTTCGGGCCGTTCGGACTGCTCGACTATTATGCACTGAGAATGGGAATAACGGACCATGAGGCGGTAGAATATGTTCCGTGGGTACGTGTGTATAAATGCCTGGATATGGATGCCAGGAAGATGAGGTATGAACGCAGGTTACGTAAAATCTTGGAGGGAAAGAAGAAATGACAGTAGAAGAGAAGGTTAGGAAAATAGTCGAACAGATGGGAGTTACCTATCTGTTTGAGAACTGGCAGGCTGCCAATGTAAGGCTTGACAAGATGCAGCTTCCTGCCGTGATGTATGTGCTTCCGGCTTCCGGAAACCTGAATGTGGGGCTTATGCAGATGAAGGATTACCCGAACTGCATGATAGCCTTTATGGATAAGACAAAGCATGATTTCTCCGGTGAAGAAAATGACGTGGTGATAGAACGATGCAAGTCTTTGGCCAGGGAGTTTATACTGAACGTGAACAGAAGCGGAATGTTTGAGCCTGTACAGGGTGACATTCAGTATTCGGTGTTCTATGATAAGCTGGACGTGAATGTGACGGGGATTGTCATCCAGATTCCTTTGAAGGAAATAAGAGGAATCGTGATATGCCCTACAAAAACAGTGAAGGAGATAGTGTATGGAACTTCTGCTGAGGGATAAGGTGATGGAGCTTGTGTCTTCAGAACTTGAAGCATTGAAACAGAAGGTAATCGAAAACCAGAAGAACTCCGGTCAGGTTGCTTCCGGCAGAACGATAGCCAGCATGAAGGTAGAGGTTACGGAGGATGGCGGTGTTCTGTGGGGACGTAGCCCGTTCGGGACGCTGGAGACCGGACGAAAACCGGGTAAGGTGCCGGCAGGATTCTGGAAGATAATCCGGCAATGGATGGATGACAAGGGCATCCAGGCACAGAAGCCTGATTCCTTTGCTTACCTTGTGGCGAGAAAGATAGCCAATGAAGGAACACAGCTCTTCCGGAATGGCGGTAGGGATGATATTTATTCTCCTGAAGTGAAGGATACGGTAGAAAGGGTATCGCAGGGTATCGGTATTCTGTTCGGGAGTGAAGTGGAACATATAAATCTTAATTTCAATGAGAACGGGAACTATTAACGGATGCAGCATCAAATATCCGGATGAAGTGGTATTCTGCTTTAATCCGAATATGATTACAGTGAATACTTCCAGTGATGTCACTTTTGTAATATCTTCCGATAGCGGAGGTTCCGGAGGTGTATTCGATACTACATTTGACAGGACGTTTACGATTGTGAAGAGACCGTATTTTTCGGATAATCGTGATGAATACGCTAATTATGTAGAACTTGACATATCCGCATATCTTCAGGCATGTTTCGATATTAACAGAAGTGGAGGGATGGTTGAGTCAAAAGTGGTTCATGTTAAAGTGACCATATCAGGAGTTTCTATGTCTTTTGATGTGACGGCTATATGGGGAGCTATGAATATCGGTGAGCAGTTTGATACTCCACGTACCGTAGTACATTTTACGAAGTATCCATTTACGGTAACGATATTTGACCAGATGATTAAGCATGTGAGTCCTTCTGACGTACCGGAATATGTAAAAGTCGTGGAAGATGATTCTGAAGATGGTATTTATTTGCGCTGGATAGACCGTCATGGATTTTATCAGTATTGGCTTTTCCAGGAAGGGTCAAACGAAAATAAATCTGAGGAATATGGTGAGCGTCTTATGGAAAACTTTTATGGGAGCAAGTATGGGTATTACGGCGTATCCAGAATTCAGGGAAAGACTACCGAGGGAACCAAAAAGGCATGTGCGTCACTGGTTTCTAAGGAGGTGTTCAACATGCTGCTTTCGATACATTCTTCTCCTCTTGTCGATATGTATGTGGATGAGACCTGGGTTCCGGTTGGTATAAAAGCTGATACGGCTGTTGATTCAGGTGAGCACCTGCAGGATTTTGAGATAACGGTCATATTGCCAACTATAATTTCGCAGAGCTTATGAGAGATGAATTATATATTGACGGGACGAAAGTGGATATGGGGGAGTCCGGTGTTTCTCTTGAATACCGTAGCAATATCCTGACTGATATTAGCAAGATTGTAAGTAATTTCAGCTATACGATTAAGCTGCCGAAGACAAAAAATAATCTTCGGCTGATAGAATGTGCTCATATACCCAGTGCAGTGAGCAGCTTCCCATATCTTCCTCATGTAGGTACTTTATTGCGTGACGGTGTGCAGATCGTTGATGGAGCCAATGTGGTATTGATGTCAGTAAGTGACACTATAGAGATTGCTCTTTCATGGGGAAACGCTAATGGCTTTTCAAAAATTATTGAGTTTGAAGGAAACATAGATGATTTGGATTATGGGTTAGATGATTATATTTTTTGGAGGTATGATATATCTCCAGATGAAGATGCACCTATTATGAACTATGGCTTCAGAAGCACAGAGAAACATGTGTCTTACCATCCGGTTGTATCCGCTAAATGGCTTTTGGATAGGATACAGAGTCAGTTTGGTGTGAAATTCTTGTTCCCCTCTGATAAGCAGGATATTCTTCAAAGTCTGAAAATTCCACTACTGAAAAAAGAGGATGCACAGAAGCATGTGGATGCAAATCGTGTTACATTGACTTTGAATGGGCTGAAAAAAACTGATGGAGCTTTTCGGTTTTATCAATTGTTGTTTTACGGTCTTGTACAATCCTATTATATTGAATATTATAAGGATGGTATTTTTACATCAGCTTTTAAGCCAAAGTTTAACGACTTGCAGCTGAACTATTCGATAGATTGCAAATTAGTTTATGTTGGAGGTGCATACAAGAATGGAGGATACTTGGATATAGTAGATGCTGACACCGGAGAGATAATAGACCAGGTAAATGCGTGTGAAGTTATTGATAGAGGGAATGATAATTATGAGTGTCATTTCAAGAAGGATTTGTCGTTGGAGCCGTATAATAAGACAATTTACATAAGTACAACAGTTTCTAAAACTGGTGATGATAGCGTTAATCTGGTTTCTGGAAGTATAACTCTTGAAGCAAAAGTATCTGAGGTAGGGGCCGATATAGGAGAGTACAACAAGTATTTTACCGTACCAAATTTGCCATCAATAAAATTGATAGACTTTATTAAGTCTATAGCTTATATGCTTGGAGTTTTTGCGATTCCGGGTGATAACAACGACATACATTTCGTATCGTTTGACTCGGTGATAGAAAATAAAAGTAATGCAGTAGATTGGTCTGGAAGGGTTTTGATTAATGATTATGGTGATGCAGCACGTAATATCAGTTATCAGTTGAATGACTTCACCCAGAAAAACTGGTTCCGCTATAAGGAAGATGATAATGTTACTGAGAATTATGATTCGTTTATAGCAGTTGAGAATAGGGCGTTAGATTATGAAAGAGATGCTGTCTCACTTCCTTTTTCTGCTTGTGATACGTTGGGAGGTGTGGCAAGTATCCCGTTGTATTCGTATAATGATGATGGAGAGCTGGAATATGATAGTGGGATGAATCCACGAATCGTTTTATATGATTCTGAGACTCGTTCAGGTGTTTTCTATCCGTTAAGATGGGAGGAATTGATAAGGCAGCATTATGCATCGTATCAGGAAGTGGTCAGACAGCCAAAGGTCATAAAAGAGCTTGTTCTTTTATCTGCTCCGGAATTGGCCGTACTTGACTTGCTTAAACCTGTATATATTCGACAATACGGTTCATATTTTGCGATTGTGAAGGTGAAAACCAAGGAGAATAATATATGCGAAGTTGAATTGCTAAAAATATAGTGTTATGGCGGATAAGGTGGAGAAAATCCTTGACATCAAGGTGAATTACAATGAAGCTGTAAAGGCGATAGCGGAATACCAGACAAAGATTGATGCGGCCAGAGATGCAGAAAAGAACCTGAAAAAGCAGTTGAAGGATGGGGAAATATCCCGTCAGCAGTATAACGAGGAGATTGCTGCGTCAAAGATTGCCATTGCAGATTATAATGATGCGATACGTATCATCAACAAGACAGTACAGAATCAGATTAAGCAGGAGAAAGAGCAGGAGGGGAGCCTGAAAGCACTACGCGCTGAGCTGTCTAATTTGACGGCTGAATATGATGCTCTGTCGGAAGCTGAAAGAAAGGGTGCCAGTGGTGAGGAACTGAAAAATAAGATAAACGAGGTTACGGATGCCCTGAAAGGAGCAGAGGAAGAGACGCAGCGATATTACCGGAATGTGGGGAATTATGAAAAATCGCTTTCTTCTATATTTGAGAGTTTGGAAAAAAAATTAGCGGAAGAAACGAAGTTGTATGAGGAATTAATAGCAGTACAAGGTGAAAATTCTGAAGCTGCGCGGAAGCAGAAGGAGGTAATGGAAAGTCTTGTAAAGGAAATGGATGCTACCAAATCAGCAGCTGAGGGAATAAATGAGAATATTACGACTTTAATTGCAAATGGTATAGGTCTGAATGAATCTACTCTAAAAATGATTCAAGGCTTTACTAGCCTTTCAACTGTAATTAATGTCGTAAAATCTGCTGTTATAGCTTTGCTTTCTCAGTTGGCAAAACTGATTGCCAACCCGATTGTAGCTATTCTTACTGCGATTTCCGTGGTGGTTATGGCTGTAGCTAAAGGTATTAAATCGAGTGAGGAAAATACAAACCGATGGAATGCTGTTCTTGCGCCATTGAAAATGGCTTTGGATGCCGTGGGTAAAGTGCTTCAGATTGTGGCAAGTGGAATACTTTCTGTTGTAGAAGCTGGTGGTAAGATGATGGGATGGATTACCAAGCAGCTTGAAAAACTTCCGGTACTTGGTAAATATGTGGCAGAGGTGAACAAGGAGAATGAGGGATACATTGCTATGGCAAAGGAGCAGGCGGCAATAGACAGGGATACACGAAACCTTCAGGTGCAGAATGCAAAGAATGCTCTTCAGATAGCTACTTTGAAGGCAAAGGCTGACGATGAACTGAATGTGTCTGCAAAGGAACGTATGGAAGCTATCAGGGAAGCTAACAGACTGGAGGAGGAAGCCAGCAAGAAGAACTACGAACTGGCCAAGAGAAGATATGAACTGATGGTACAGCAGAATGCGATGGCTGAGAACACCAAGGAAACCAATGATGCTATTGCTCAGGCTGAGGTGGAGATGTATAATGCGTTGACTGAGTATCAGGATAAAAGGGGTGAATTGCTTGGTCGTGAGGTGTCTTTGGCAAACGAAATAAAGTCGGCTGAAAAGGAAAAATCGGATGCGGCTATTGCTGCAAAGCAGAAAGAATTGGAAGCGGTAAGAGCGGCAGAGGATGCCATGCTGGCTCTTGTGAAAGATGGGCGTGATAAACAAAGTAAGGAGATAACCTTACAGTATAATCGTCAGATTGAGGATTTGCGTACGAGGCTAAAAACTGAGACAGACCTTACAGTAAAGGCCCGCCAGGCTATCAACGACCAGATAAAAGCTCTGGAACAGCAGAAGGCTGCTGAGTTGCAAAAGCTGTCTGAGGAGGAATTACAGAAAGAGATAGATAACCGTACCAAGCTTATTTCCTTACAGCTTGAAGCCGTAAAGGAAGGTAGTGAGCAGGAATATCAGTTGAGGATGCAGCAGCTACTTGCCCAGCGTGATGCCGAGCTTGCTGACAAGGAACTGACCGAGCAGATGAAGCTTGCCATCGTGGACAAGTATGACAAGCAGATAGATGATCTGATATTACAGCGTGAGCAGGAAATATCGGATAAGCAGCAGGAAGCCGTCAGACTGAGAATGGAGAATGAAATTATGCAGCTCCAGCAGTCCGGTGCAAGTGAACTGGAAATACTTCAGGAACAGGCTTCGCAGAAATTAGAACTGTTGAACAGCATACAGCAGCAGGAAGGGGAGAGTGAACAGGAGTTCCTTAACCGTAAGCTTCAGGCTAATCAGGAATATATCGATGCGAAGAAGGCCATTGCAGACAAGGAGGTTGAGATAGAGCAGGTAAAATTCCAGGCAATAGAGACAATAACATCAGGCCTGTCATCCGCCTTTGAAACATTGGGTGAAAATAATAAGACTTTCGCCATACTCTCAAAGACACTCGCTCTTGCTGAGATTGCCATCAATACCGGAAAGGCTCTGGCTGCAGGTATAGCGCAGGCTCAGTCTGTCCCGTTCCCGGCTAACTTGGCAGCCATCGCAACGACAGTAGCAACGATACTTTCTAATATTGCTGTAGCTACAAAAACGGTAAAAAGTGCTAAATTTGCAACAGGTGGTTTAGTCACCGGGCCAGGCACCGGAACAAGCGACAGCATACCTGCACAACTTAGTAACGGTGAGTCGGTGATGACGGCCAGAGCCACCTCGATGTTTGCTCCTTTGCTCTCATCATTCAATCAGATGGGAGGGGGAGTTCCTATCAACGTAACACAGACAAGTAGTCAGGCTCTCGGAGAGGACATGCTGGCCAGAGCTGTCGCCAAGGGAGTTCAGTCTATGCGTCCGGTTGTTTCGGTTGAAGAGATAACCAGTGTGAGTAACCGTGTAAAAGTATTGGAGAATCTTGGTAATGTATGAACGTGTATGAATTTCTAAACACACATAAGGGAGTGATGGAGCAGTTACAGACGCTCCCGGTACAGCCGTCGGACGTGAGATACCTTGAACTTTACAAGGAATACAGCCGTCTGATGAAAGAAGGGCATAAGAAAACCTACGTATTGCAGTACCTTTCGGACGAATACAGCGTGGATGAGAGGACGATATACAGGGTTGTAAAGAAGTTTTCCACGGAAGTGGATATGTAATTGTTTGAGGTGGGCAGCGGCTCACCTCTTTTTGTTTGAAAAATCGACTGACAAGGCGTGTCAGTGCTATTCCTTTCAAAAATTCTTATAGCCATATCGCGTTCACTACCTTTGTTTCAAACAATTACGAGATATGGCGAAATTATTTATCAACAAAGACATTGTAGCTGATACCGAAAAAATGGAAAACTGGTATCTGACTGGCGTTGATGGTATGTCCTTCTCTGATGTACAGGATTTTCTTGGATGGATTGCTCCGGATGACAATCACATTGATATTGAATTACACTCGTGCGGTGGCGATGTGGCTGAAGGATATGCGATATATGATGCTTTAAGGGCTACTGGGAAGGAAATTTCTGCTACTGTAGTAGGAAGATGTGCTTCAATGGCGACAGTAATTCTTTTGGCAGCTCCTATCGAGCGCAGAAAGATGTATCCGCACGCAAAGATTCTTATTCATTCACCTTATTGTCCTGGTGTAGAAGGTTCTCTTGATATTTCAGCGCTTGAATCCTTAAAAGCTGGGCTGGAAGCAGAGCGTGAACGTATGATTTCAATCTATGTTGAGCGCTGTGGGGTTGATCGTGCGGTGATAGAGGAACAGATGGCTAAAGAAACATGGTTTGGTGGTGAGGTAGCCAAGCAACTTGGATTTGTGAGTGAGGTAATTATGCCGAAGTCAGCTAAAGTAGTATCTAACAATAAATTTATGGGAAAAAAAGAAAATGAAGTTACGGTAAGCAAGTCATTGCTTGACCGTATGCTGGCCAAGTTAGGCTATGCAAAAATCGAAGATGTTCCTGCGGTAGCGTTGGAGCTTACAACTGCAGGTGGTGACACATTGACAGTAGAGCGTGAAGAAGGTGAACCGCAAGTAGGTGACGCGGCAAGCCCGGATGGGGAACACGTAATGCCAGACGGGAAGACTATCGTAGTGACTGACGGCGTAATTACCGAAATCCGTGAAGCTGAAAGTGGAAATGATGATACAGCAGCCTTGGAGGCACGTATCGCAGAATTGGAACAGCAGGTTTCTGACTTGACAGCCAACGCCAAGACAGAGGATGATGTCAGAATTCTGGATGCAGTGGCTAAAGCTGGAGGAATTGAAAAACTGACTAAAGCGGCCGCAAGCAAGTACACTCCTGCAGGACGTACAACGACTTACGGAAAGAAGCAGGAAGTTAAGCATGAAAGCAAGATTGAGAAGAAACTTGCTGAGATTAGAGAAAAGAACAAACAGAAATTTAATAACTAAGAATTATGGCAAAAGAAAGAATTACTTGGGAGCAGCTTTCGAATCTTACTCCAGGTAATGGAGCAGTACAGAGTCTGAGAGACTTGCTTATCATGACAAACTTCGTCGATGAGGAACTTGGACGGTTCTTCACTCTTCGTCAGAATGTGCATAATGGTGATAAGCTGGGATGGGTCGGAGAGATGGATGATATCGGTTGGGCAGGTTCCGGCTGTAATCCTGAATACAAGAAAGCAAACATCAACTTTGCGGAGAAGGAGTGGAAAATCGGTGATTGGCAGATTCCTTTGAAGTGGTGTTATGAAGAGTTACAGAATACAATCGCAGAATACTGTCTGAAAACTGGAACAGAAATCGCGGACTTGTCGTCTACTGAATACATGGATGATATCGTATATCCTGCTTTGGATTTGGCAGTTAAGCGCATGATGTGGCGATTCATCTGGTTCGGTGACACAGAAGCGCAGAATGCAACATCTTCAGGCCAGATTACAGATGGTGTGAATGTGGAGCTGTTCAAGACAACAGACGGTTTCTGGAAACAGTTGTTTGCGATTGGTACAGCAAACGCAGGTCAGAAGGTTGCTATTGCTGCCAACGATGAAGCGTCTACCGCATTACAGTTCAGCAAGCTGAAAGAATCTGGAGTAGCAATCGGAATCTTTGACAGCCTGCTTGAAAATGCAGACTCACGTATCGCTTCAATGGATGGAGCTGGTATCTTCTGTACGAAGTCGTTGTGCGATGCGCTGGCAAAAGACCTGAAGCGTGAATACAAGGAAATCCTTGAATGGGAACAGATTTTCAAAGGTCTTGACGTAACAGAGTACAACGGTGTGTTTGTATATCGTGTATCTATTTGGGATAGATTCATCCAGAAATACCAGAACAATGGTACTAAACTTAATCTACCTCACCGTGCTGTATTTGGTTCTCCAAAGCAGTTGTTTGTGGGTACTCCAGCTGATGACATCATTTCAGACCTTGACATTTGGTTTGACAGAAATACCAGAACTAATAAGCTGTATTCTACCGGAAAATTAGGATGCCTTATTGGGGAAGATAATTTGTTCCAGTTGGCTTATTAACGAAAGGAGGAATTATGTCAGGAATCTGTGACTATGCAATAAAAAGGGACATCGTGGCAAGCTGCGATGACCCGCTCGTTCCTGGAGTAGAGCAGGAAGGCGTTATCATGAACCGGAAGGACATAGATTTCGCTACAGTAGCATTCAATGCAACGCGTAAGAATGTGATTGAAACGCTGGCCTTGAAGGAAGGCAAGAAAGCCTATAAGGTTATTGTGCCTGGAAGCACTCCGTTTACCGGGACGAACACGGCACTTGCTGTCGGTACGTATCAGAATACGTTTACCAATACGGTGAATATGGTGATTCTTGCCAATGACCCGGACGTGTGTGCGGACATCATTGACGGGCTGGCAAACGGTGAATATGTGGTAATCCTTGAGAATAAAGCGAAGAACTTGCAGAAGGAAGAGAATCCGGGTGATTCTGCATTCCAGATTTACGGTTATTATCAAGGCTTGAAGGCTGCCGAAATCAGCAACGACAAATATTCGGAAGAAACCGATGGAGGCTGGTCAGTATCTCTGCAGGAAACAAAAGTGCCAAAGTCTGCTTTGTTCCTTTACAAGACAGACTACGAGACTACCAAGACGGCCATCGATACGTTGACATCTCCAGCAGCTTGATATGGAAGTGATTGATGTGGTTAATAGGTTGAAGGAGTTGGGAAGCATTGCTTCCCTCTCTTCTTCTGACAAGGCAGAGATTGAAAATCTGTATGTGCTTGTCCTTGATAAGAAGTTTGTCCGCACATCTTGTAGCGACTGCTATCATGATGCGGTGATAGAAATGAGTGTTTACCTTAACAAGAACGGAAAGATGAAAGAAAAATCAGAATACGGCTTGAAGAACGGTGTTCTCTTGCAGATGGGATTTGGCAGTAGCGAAATGTATACGAATGCCAATCTTACTGATGAAGCTGCAGAGAAGTATCTGGCGAAATACCCGGACAACATTAAGTATTTCTCAAAGAAACCCGATGACTGGGAAGAACGTGTAAAGTCCAGAAAGGACGGAAATGTGGTGATTAATGACGAGCTTGTCTCTCTCATGGTGGAATCTATGAAGGATGGAGTTTCAAGCAAGTCAATTCAGGAAGAGTTCAAGGGTTATAAAATCTCCGGAAAGGCTATTACAAAAAAAGCCCTGACAGCTTACGTAAACAAGGCTCTGGAAGTATTTGCTGATATGCAGGAGAATCCGGAAGAAAGTGAAGGAGGCAGTGAGAATGGGGATGATAATGAATCTACTGATGGGCAGACCGATGAAGACGGAGAAGCGGTAGAAGGCGCTGAATAAATTAAAACCTCACGGAATTATGAAAGTAAAGGAGCTTAGAAAGAAGAGCAGTGTAAGGGTAGATATACGCTATTTGCAGCAGCTTGGGATACAGTCTTACGGGGATGACAACCTCTATCCGCAGACGGTAAGAAATATCATTGCAGCGAGTTCTACCGGAAGTGAATGTGCTGACCGTTTCGCGGATTTCATTGAAGGTAACGGATTCCGTGAGGTTTCTTTTTCGGAGTATGTGGTAAACCGAAAGGGAGATACGGCTGATGACATACATTCTCTTGTTTGCCGGGATATGGCTGACTTCAATGGGATTGCCATTCATGTAAATTACAACATTTTGGGCCAGATTGTGGAAATTCAGCATGTCCCATTTGAAAACTGCCGTCTGGTGGAGGAGGATGATAACGGATATGTAGCTAAGATTGCCGTGCATCCTGACTGGAGTGGTACGAAAACCAGGAAAGGGAAGAAGATACGTGTAGCAAAAGAGAATATCGACTACATTGATGTGTTCAATCCGTTGAAATCTGTTGTTTTGGCGCAGATTGAAGCTGCTGGCGGGATAGAATACTACAAGGGGCAGGTTCTATGGGTATCCATGGCCGGAAAACAGACTTATCCGGTAGGTAAATCTGACCGTGTAATTACTGAGATGAGCACGGATGAAGGGCTTTCCAACGTGAAATTCAGGAATGTGCGCAATAATTTCCTTCCGTCCGGTATGGTTGTCACTAAGAAAGGCTCGGATATTGTCAGATACGATGAAAAAGGTAATGAAATAAAGATTTCGGAGGATGACGGATTTTCTGATAGCCTTGTCAAGCTTCAGGGGGATACAAATTCCTTGAAACTTATAGAGGTAACGCTTGAAAATGATGAAGAAAAGCCTGAATTTATCCCGTTCACTACACAGAATTATGATAAGGAGTTTACCGTTACGGATGCAAGTGTGGTGGAGCGCATTTATTCCGCCTATGGTCAGGAGCCGTGGTATTGTATTCGTATCGGGAAAGTGGGCTTTTCCGGCGATATTTTGGAAGATGCCTTTGAATACTATAATTCTATTGTCAGCAAGCAACAGCGTTTAATAGAGCGCACGTTTGACCGTATTTTCCGCAACTGGTATGAGGTGGCAAACCCGTCAATGGATTTTAGTGTACAACCATTAAAGTATATAAGAAATGCAGCAGTATCTGATAACAACGCTTGAGGTCGCAGATTTGTCACGTAGCATGTCCGTACATGTGGATGAAGATAAGATAGATACGTATATACGTGAATCGGAGAGTATTGATATAAAGTCAGCTCTTGGTGATGCATTTTATCTGGATGTGAGGGAACATCCGGAGAAGTACGCGCTTCTTCTTGATGGTGGAACGTACGAGGACAAGTGTGGAGAGAAAAAGATATTCATGGGTATTAAAACGGCGTTGGCATATTATACCTATGCACGGATCGTGAAGAACGGTGATTTGAATGTGACTAGATACGGACTTATGCAGAAGGAGGATGAATACAGCAGCCGTCCGGACATCAAAGAGAAGGTGATGGCTTATAATGATGCGTTTTCCATTGCTGACAGATACCTGAAGGAGTGTGTAAGGTTTCTTGAAGAGAAAAAGGCTGATTATCCTCTTTACAAGGGAAGCGGAAAAATTAAAGCAAACAGGACTGTATTTAGAATTTTAGGAGATTAATATGGATAGTATCGAGATGCTAAAGGAGTTGTCTTTGCTTATTCGTAATGCTACGAAAAGCGGAGAGAATACGGCTGAACGGGTGGGTAGAACATTTGTTGGCATAGTCGATATTTTATCAACTGTTACCCTTGACAAGCTAAGGAAGATATTTTTGCAGAAGGATTGTGAGGATGAAACGAAGTATCTCATTAAGCTTCTTGGCGGTATCATATCTCCTTTCCTGGAGTCGCCCGACTTCGTAACCGGAATGATGGGTGCTGGTATGTCATTCTATAGCGATGAAAATGGTGATTCTGTCGGATATATTGACAAAATGTATGTGCGAAAGAAAGCCATCTTCCAGTTACTTTCAATAATGGAGACCGAGCTGGCCGGAGCTTCCTTCATGT